ATTATAACAAAAAAGTGATAAAAAAGTGACTCTGAAGGGTTGACAAAAGGGTCAACTTGGGGCACCTTAGGGAAACTTAAGTATACCTATTGACTTTTGGTTAGTTTTATGGTATAATTATGGAATATACTTAAGACACTTAAGTAAATCGTTAAGTGTTTATTATTAATTACTCTTAAAGTATCACTTAAGTACCCTTAAGTACCGTCTAGGTGCTTTCAAGTAAGGAAAATACTTATGACAGAAACTAAAAAGATTGGTCGTCCTAAAAAACAGGATGTCGAATCTAAAAAGTTGACCAATAGAGGTAAAGTTGGTCGACCTCCGGGCGACGCCGCAATCATCAATGAGTATAAAGCTCGTATGTTGGCTTCACCTAAGTCCCGTAAGGTACTCGACAGTATTCTTGATGCGGCACTAAATGATGACCATAAGAACCAAGCGGCGGCTTGGAAGTTACTTATGGATCGTATGTTGCCTGTGAGTTATTTTGAGAAAGATAAGGCTGATGGTGGTCGCCCTGCAGTCTCTATTACCATTAGTGGTATTGGGGACGCTAAAGTAACTGAAAATGATATTATTGATGCTGAGGTGATAGATGACGAAAGATGAATTGATTGAGATTGTCAAAGAAGATCTAGTTCGTCACGAAGGTTACGTCACAGAGATCTACTTGTGTTCTGAAGGATACCCTACATTCGGTATCGGCCACATGGTCACAGAGGACGATATGGAGCACTCATGGCCCGTAGGAACCCCTGTGACTGATGAGAGGATCTTGGATGTCTTTCATAAGGACTGCAGTATTGCCTACAGTGATGCCTGCGCTCTTGTCTTAAACTTTGCAGGACAAGCCCCAGACGCCCAAAGGGTTCTTGTAAATATGGCATTCAACCTTGGACGTAATCGTTTAGGTCAGTTTAAGAATATGCTCAAGTACGTGAACGAAGGTAACTACCTAATGGCCGCCAATGAGATGATTGACAGCAAATGGTATCGTCAGGTAGGTCGTCGTAGTAAAGAGCTTGTTGATATCATGAAAGAGGCTAAGGCTTGAGTACAGAACTCAATGTCGAACTTCTTCCGTGGCAACAGGATGTCTTTGGCGACAGTGTTCGTTTTAAAGTCATTGCCGCAGGTCGTCGTACTGGTAAATCCCGTCTAGCGGCGTGGATGCTTATCATTAACGCTTTACAGACAGAACCTGTTAGAACTAGGTAACCCGGTGATAACAGGAAGCCACATCAACAACCTAACACTCAAGTTGGTCAACGGTGCAACCATATCCCTCAAGGGTGCCGATAGACCAGAAACAATGCGTGGTGTATCCCTTAAGTTCCTTGTAATGGACGAATATGCGGATATGAAGCCCTCTGTATGGGAAACCATCTTACGTCCTGCTCTGGCTGACCAGAAAGGCCAAGCGATGTTCATAGGGACACCTATGGGCCGTAACCACTTTTATGAGTTGTTTAAATATGCAGAAATGTCAGGCGATGAGACTTATAAGGCGTGGCATTTTACATCTTATGACAATCCACTACTCGACCCAGACGAAATTGATGTTGCTAAGAAGTCAATGTCGTCATATGCCTTCCGACAGGAATTTATGGCATCCTTTGAAGCATTGGGCTCAGAGATCTTTAAAGAGGATTGGGTTAAGTTTGACCCTGATGAGCCTGAGGTTGGGGATTATTACATTGCAGTCGACCTTGCGGGTTTTGCTAATGTTGAAAGTGCGTCTAAGTCCAAGAACTCCAAACTCGACCAAACAGCGATAGCAATTGTCAAGGCGAATGAAGACGGATGGTGGGTAGCGGATATTGTACATGGAAGATGGGATATCAAGAAAACCGCAAGGAAAATTTTCGAGGCTGTGAATGCTTATCAACCAGTAGCGGTTGGTATAGAAAAAGGAGCCTTAAAGAATGCGGTACTGCCTTACCTCACAGACCTTATGAAGTCACAACAACGGTTCTTCAGGGTGGAGGAGTTGACCCACGGCAACAAGAAGAAAACTGATCGTGTTGTCTGGGCTCTGCAAGGACGTTTTGAACACGGACAAATTACACTGAATGAAGGCGACTGGAACCCTCCGTTCCTTGACGAACTTTTTCAGTTCCCTAATGCACTTGTGCATGATGACTTGGTTGATGCTTTAGCATACATTGACCAATTAGCTAAAGTATCGTACTACTACGACTACGAAGAAGACGATTTTGAAATCTTAGACCCTGTGGCAGGATATTAACATGGAATATGAAAACCACTCTATCGACCCGACCTCCCTTGAGTCTTGGGTAATTAACAAATGCGATCAGTGGCGTGACCACTACGAGTCTAATTACAAAGAAAGGTTTGACGAGTATTATCGACTCTGGAGGGGACAATGGTCTGCTGAAGACACCCTACGGACTTCAGAACGTTCTCGCATTATCTCCCCTGCCCTTCAGCAGGCTGTAGAGTCTTCAGTCGCTGAGGTCGAAGAAGCTACCTTTGGTCGTGGCAAGTGGTTTGACATCAAAGATGATGCAATGGATCAAGACAATCAAGACATTGCACTCTTACGTGTCAATCTTGAGGAAGACTTTAAGTTTGTCTCTGCACGTAAGTCAATTGCAGAGTGCATCATCAATGCGGCTGTCTTTGGTACTGGTGTTGCTGAGATTGTTGCTGATGAAGAAATACAACTTACTCCGGCTACCCAACCAGTCTTGGAAGGAGATATGTCTGCTGTGGGCGTTCTTGAGCGTACACGGACGGTCTTTAAAGTACGTCCTGTCATGCCACAGAACTTCTTGATTGACCCTGTAGCAACAAGTATCAAAGAAGCCCTAGGTGTTGCTATTGATGAGTATGTGCCTATTCACCAAGTACACTTAGCTCAAGAAGCAGGTATTTATCGAGATGTAGCAGTAGAAACTGCCGCTATTGATATTGACCTTGAACCAGACCAAGAATTTACTCAGTACACAGACGACAAAGTTCGTTTAACTAAATACTACGGTAAAGTTCCTCGCAACTTGTTTGTTTCTGATGCAGACGAAGGTGAAGCACCTGAGGATAAGTCAGAGTACGTAGAAGCCATTATTGTTATTGCCAATGGTGGTATTCTTTTAAAGGCTGAACAAAACCCATACATGATGAAAGACCGCCCAGTTGTGGCGTTTCCTTGGGATGTTGTTCCTAGCCGTTTCTGGGGCCGTGGTATTTGTGAAAAAGGGTACAATGCCCAGAAAGCACTTGACACTGAATTGAGAGCACGAATTGACGCACTTGCGCTTACTGTACACCCTATGCTTGCTGTTGATGCTTCACGCCTTCCTCGTGGAAGCAAATTGGAAGTACGACCCGGCAAGGCCATCCTTACGAATGGCAATCCCGCAGAAATCTTACAGCCGTTTAGATTTGGAAATCTTGACTCCAACACATTTAACCAAGCGGCCAGTCTGCAACAGATGGTTCAAATGGCGACAGGAGCAGTCGATGCGGCAGGCATTCCGGGGTCAATTAACGGCGAATCGACAGCCGCAGGGATCTCAATGTCACTTGGGGCAATCATTAAGCGTCATAAGCGTACACTGATTAACTTCCAAGAAGCCTTCTTGATTCCGTTAGTTGAAAAAGTAGCATATCGTTATATGCAGTTTGATCCTGAGCGTTACCCTGCCAAAGACTTTAAGTTTGTAGCTAGTAGCTCCTGAGTAATCGTGAAGCTATTATTGCTCAACTTCAGCAAGCTATGCAACCTAATGAACAACAACAGCAAGTACAAATGCAAGCAATGCAGATGGAAATGGCTCAGAAACAAGCAACGATTGAAAACATCCAAGCACAGACTGCAGAGGTTGTCTCAAGAGCCCAACAGAATGCTGTTGAAACAGAGTTGTTACCGATTGATAGCGAGACTAAACGTTACTCAGCGGTAATGAAAGGTATGGGCACTGATCCTACCGAAAAAGAGTTCAATCAACGTGCAAAGATTGCAGAGTTAGCACTTAAGCAACGTGAGATTGAAACGAAAGAAGATATTGTTGAAATGCAAACAAGGAACACCAATGGTAACGAAGCAAGAATTGGATAACATTCTCACACAAGTGAATGCCATTCTCAAACAGTATGATGAGCG